GTTAGTTCCCAATTTCTAGTTGACAACAACCACATTACGATTGCTTTCCAAAAACCTTTACCTTTTGTTTTGATTGGTAATGGTTTTATGTGAGGCATACCTGTATAACTAAATTTAAGTTTTGGTTTTGCTCTCTTATCTGTGAAGTTGATAATCGCTCCAATGATTACAACAGCTATTAATATACTCCACTGCCAAAATTTCATTGCTAAAGCTACTATTATTTCCATCTTTAATCCTTTATAATTTTTCTATCAACCATATGTTTATATAGAGTTGACTCTTTTATCTTCTTACTTACTTGTCTAACCACATCAGGTCCAAAACCTTTTGATGACCAATTCTTCTTTTGTAATTTTTTAGCGTCTGCGTTAATTGGTTTAATAGTACCAACGCCTTGAGTAGTATAATTAGCAACTAGTCCTACTGCTCTACTGTCTCTACCACCTTGACCTTTTGGTGGTGTATCTCCTAGACTAGCCATAGGTTTTATATTATCTATATAACCTATTCTGTGTCCACCCAAACCAAGATATTCTTTAAATGATTTAGTCATATGCTTTTGAGCTTTCTTTAATAGACTTCTTTTCTTCTTCAGGTACTAAATCTACTTCATTTGTAATACCATTCTTTTCATCTATTTTCATCTCAACTTTATCAATACCATCTAATACTTGTTTTAACATAATGTTATTGTTATCGTTATTCTCTTTTAATTTTCTTTTAAAAGTTTTATACTTACCAAACATTAATGGATCTTTTTCGTCTTTTTTCTTTTTAGGATTTACGCCTGGTTCACCATCAGGACCAACGCCTACACCGGCAATGTTCCCTCCACCAACAGCATTTGCTGGTGCGTCTTCCATTTTATTAACAATGTCTTCTGCGACTTCTTTAAATCGTTTCATATTTGTCCTCTGGATATAGTTCGCCATCTTTTTCATATATATCAATACCAAAACAAGTCATATAAGGGTCTTGTTCATAATTTGATTTGACATCACCTTGTTCATTTAAAAGATTGTCGTACTGTTTTGTTTCTTTTAAGTAAGATATGATAGTGCTTTCTATCAATGTCTTATATGGAACATACTCTTTGTTTTCTCTTAATAGTAAACCAAGAGCTACAGCAAAAGAGCCAAGTCGTCCACCTAGACCAACTCTTTTAAGTATTCGTTTTAAATTAAAAACAAATCTGTGAAGTTGAGTATAGGCATTCTTTTCTTCTCTCTTTTGTAAAGAGGTATACTTCTTCAATACTTTTCCATCTTTATCAATTATACCATATTTAAACGCCGGTTGTCTTTCAAACGGTGTCACAAGCATTTTTACTACTCTATATGTTATAACCAAATCAATTGCTCTATTAGCCATTATAGTTCCTGTAAAAGTTTTCTAATACTCATATCCACTTTTTCACTATTTAATTCATGTGGATAAAGATAACCAAGATATATCAATATTGTTTTTAGTTGAGACCAATAAACTTTATCTACTTTATATAATAGTAAAGTACATGCTGCTTCTACACCAAAAACATTTGATAAGACAATTACATGATTGACTGCCAATCGTACTTTTATCTTACCAGTGATACGGTACTTACGAAAGAGTCTTTTAAGATATTTAAATCTTTTAAGATCATCATAAAATTCTTGCTCTTTTGACAATGTTGGATTGTCGTAATAGTGCTGAGCAAAAAGTAGCCAGTTATCCTTCGTTATCTCTTTGAACATTAACTACACTAATTTAGCGTAGACCTTTGATGTTCCGTTTTTTAGAGTTTCATAAGATACTTCCATCTTTAATCCACCCTCTTTTTTATGAGATATACCATCATCATTAATATCAGAACCATCGGTATCTTTACCAAATCTACCACCAAATTGTTTCACTTCAGCTGTCACTTTTCCGTTGTCGCCTTCAAGAGCTACAGGATCAACTGTTAAGCCAATTCTTTGTAGTTTTTCTCTTAAAGTATCAATAGCGTGTTGTGGTTTTAAATATTCACAATCAGCTACTGAACCAACGAAAGCATTTACTCTTTTTAAGACTTCAGAATCGTGTATATTGTGCACACCGATTGCTGAATCTTCTACACCATTTGCGGTGCTAGTTCCAACAGCAGCAGCAGTTTTATCACTACCTGTTCCTTCTTTTATATGTTGTTTAAATGTTTTCATTTAATTTTCCTTTATTTGTACTTGTCAGATTTTCTTTTAGTACCATCACTTCTTTTGATTAGACCTTTTGCTTTCAAATGAGTTGTATCGCCAAATCCTGCCTTACCAGCTTTATGACGCTTCATAGCGTCTGCTGTGTTAGGTGGAGTTTCGCCTAATACATCTTCTTCAAAATCTTCAAAGTCTTGTTCTTTACTAAAAGTTTTAAATCTTTTCATTAACTTGTCGCTAAGTTTAGCGCCTTTTCTTTATCTTCGGGCATACCCTCAGAGTTTAGTTTAATAAATTTATCAACTTGTTGTAGCGCTCCGTAGATTGCATTTAAATTACCTTTCATAGTCACTAAGTCTTGTTCCACTTTAGTAATTTGACTGTTGAGTTTATCAAAGTCTGCCTTTAATACTTCTCTTTCAGCTGATAATGTTTTTTCATCAATACTCATAATTTACTCCTATTTAATATTAAGCTAATGCTGCGCCATTGTTAGCGATAACATTCCAATTTGAATTTTTGAATAACAAAGTCGCAGTTTCACCTGGCGCATTTAGAGTAATAGTTGAGTATCCTCTTAAATTAGCTGGTGTAATAACTATATTGTTTGTACCACCTGTTGATACATTGATAATAGTTTTAACTTGACCATCTGCTCCATCAGCTATAGCACATGCGTGTGTTGCTGCTGTTGCATTAATTTCTGTTATTGCTGAAGTCACATCTATTGCAGTTGCTGTAGAGCCATCTGCTGTGATTGCTTGTGATGTTTGTTTTAATCCTAACCAAGATGGTATATTATTAAAAACATCTTCTGCTGCGATCTTTTTATTGATTGGTGTACCAGTTGGATCGTCCACTACATGGAATAAATCTGCTGCTACAATTGCATCACCCATATTAGATAATGCTGTTATTTTCTTGTCTGCCATTTCTTTTCTCCTGTTAACCCTTTCGGGAATGCTACTCTAGGTATTTTCCTAGATCACTGTTGTCATAGTATTATATATAAGGGCGCTAAATGCGCCCCTATAAATTATTTAATTATTATGCACTTACTGTACAAGTACCAGCCGCTGTACCAATAGCTCCACTATTAGTGATAGTAGATACTGTTGAAGTACCTGTATCTTTAATAGTTCCACTATTTAATCCAGTTGCGTTAGTACCAATTACTAAAATATCTCCATCATTAGTTGCTGCGTTAGCTCCTGCTAATGTGAATCTAAATGTAAGTTCATTAGTTGTAGAACCTGATAAGTAAGACGCCAAGTGTGGACCTCTACCTGTACCAGTACCTTGGTTTCCATTAGTAATAGAAACTTGAGGTGTTCCAGTCACTGTGACTGGCTCATTGAATCTTACTAATACATCAATGTTTCCACCAGCTGATTTATCAAATGCTGTAGTCACAAATTCTATTTCTGTGATGTTTGCAGTTCCCATTTTCACATTTAATCCTCTTAATGCTACTAATACTTCTGGATCTGCTCCTGTGTTTCCGTTTCCGGATAATACTGAACCTGCTTCTCTTACCCAACCTTTTGTGTTAGCAAAGACTTCTTTTTGCTCTGCGGTTGTTAAGTTTTTAGGTTTAATATCTGCGCCCCATAAAGACATATATTTCTCCCTTTAAATCTAGTCGCTTTAAATCTACGACTGTTTGATTATAGTTAATTAACTTGACTATTTATAATGATTAGAACCCTAGTTTTTTCAACTGGGATATTACTTGGCCTGCGGACTTGAAAGTGATACCTATGCCGCCTTTTCGTGTGAATTGTGATGTATTTTTATCGTAATCGTCTATTAGTATCGCAGGTTGACCGGCGACCATAGAGTAGTTTTGTTTGTCTTTTCTTCTTACTAGATTAATCTTTGTTTGAGATATACCTAAGTTCTTCTTACACCATGCTGATTTGCCTGGTATACAATTAGGGTCATGTGTTTTTTCTAAGTATGCTGATAGTATATGTGGATTAAACTTTTTGATATAGTTCCACATTACTTTTCCTTGAGGATTCCAAGGCATTGTGTGCCAGAATTTTGTATTGTTTAAGACAGGTTGCCACATTTCTTCTCTACTTTGTTGCATCCATCTTTGTTTAGACATACCAGATGTTTTTCTGATAGCGGCACCAAAGTCACATAGAACGCCGTCCATATCAATGTATAATCGTGGTAAATTTTTCATAGTGTACTTATACTATAACATATAACTAGCCCTTTGTCAAGGGAAAAAAGACTAGTTATAGTGTAATTTTTAGTTCTTGTAATCTACTTTTGGGTCAACATCAACTTTTGTTTCTTTTGAACCTGTGTCAGCTTTACCTTTATCTTCTTTTTTAGATTTAGGTTTTTCATCATCTTTGTCGTAAGCGTCTTCTTCTTTTACTTCGTCAGCTCTTTCGCCATACTGTTTAAGTCTATTTGCTTTCATATACTTAGCTTCACTTTGAATTTTCTCTAAGTCTTCAGCAGATAGTTGCCATACAGATTTAATTGAATCGTTGATTGATTCTGCTTTTGGTAAAGCAGGTGTTTCTTTATCACCTTTAGCATCTTTTCTTGCTTTGTTTTGAGCATGAGCAGTTGAAGCATGAGTTTCTTCTACTTCTTCTTTCTCATCTTTTTTAATTGCTTTAGCAATATCATGTGCTTTAGTGATAGTAGATTTATCTAAAGGTGGCGTGTCGCCAGTCTTTTTCATAGCTTGTGACATACCAACTGCGTATGCGTTATCTACTGCTTCTTTTACTTCGTCTTTAGCTTTGTATTTTGAATCTATTTTGTTAAAGAAATCTTTTTTTTCTTTAGGTGTCATAGAGCCAATACCTTTACCAGCT